CTCGGGTCCATCTGTACTGCAGGCGTCCACCACGTATACTTTCTTTTCCGAACACCGTTCCGGCCCTATTCCTAGGACCAGTCTGGTTATGGGACTTACGGTATGCGTGGCCTAGCCTCCTAAGAGATCCCGTGGTTCCCTCAGCCCTTTTAAGCCAATTCCAATAATGGATACGGCCGTGTTTCTTTCGCATCTTCGTAGATACACGTAAGGCGATGTAAGTAGTTACACCATCCTTAACGTGCGGGATATTAAATCCCTCACAAAGATCCAAATTCAACCAGGGAGAGAGTTCCACCCTAACACCAGACGTCTCCGTCTCATTGTTAGGTACGAAGCTGACTGTACACACGGAGTTCAAGCTTTGAAGCAAGAATTCTAGTGTGCCTTCAACTTCTGTAGGATGCCAAAACAGGGATAAGCCGTTAATAAGCTTATGTATTTCAGCGATGTACGCAGTTTTACGTACATCCTCTACAATACACTCAGGCATCCACGGTCTTACGGGGCAACCAGAAACATAGTCACCACCACATGATTCGCGGAATTTGTAATCGTGCACAAACGACGTCGACCAGGCGGATTTCTCTTTATTGATAGAGAAGCCCATCCACTCGAACACCTGCGTAAGAGCAGGTGCAGCATCGTTGGGGACAATAATGTCGTCCCCGTACACGCTTACAACACCAGTGATCTTTAATAGTTCACAGGTGGCCTTCGTGATGGCGTAAAACAGTATCGTTTGCAGCGGAAAAGTATGCCCAGAACCCATCAACATCATTGACGCGAGATATCGCGGCTCTGAATCGACGGTATGGAACATACTAGTCCTCATGCAATTAACGATAGCCAACCACTCTGGGCTCAATAGAGCCTGTAAGTGGCAAGGCATGAAACTGTCCGACGCCTTACTCATATCAATCGTGGCTAGATGACCACGGAGTGACCCCTCGCGGGCCCACTCTTTATGTCTTTCTTGTTGCAAAGACAAATCAATATGAGTCGAAGCCTCCAATCGGTCTCGCATGTAGGACCCTAACCCTTTCGACAGAAAACCGCCGATAACGGTGTCAGGACCTATAATGCGAGCAGCCTTATGTGACTTCGGTACAGATGTAACATTAATGCTTTTAACGACCTGAACGTGTTTAATCTCACGCCGGGTCGCGCGCAAGAGATGGATATCCCTTGCACGTATCTCATTGAACAGATTAATCTGTTCCCTCGTACCATTTAGATTCTTTATTCTCTTATCGAGATAAGAGTTCTTTCTGGTGAGATTGAGGGCTGCTTTCTTTGAGAAAAAGCAAAAATCAGCAAACCTATCCATGGAGAATTCTCCAAGGATATCGTCGACGATAACACGTGCCCTATCAATGACTGGGCGCGCCTTACTATCAATTAATTGTGACTTTTGTTGATACTCGCAGAAGTCCTGCAGTGATGTTTGGGAGATTTCCTCAAAAGAGGGATCATCTGGGAAGATGAGCCTCTTATGAAAATTCTCCAGCTGTGCCCACACCTTGTATGTGTGTGGACCCGCATTGAGATAACTCAATGAGGGTGCTGCACGCCGGTCAGACATCTTTTCAAGACCATAAGCTCTCTCGCGAGAGCCCTGAGCAGTGAGATCAAGCACTAATTTCTCGAAGCACCCGTTGTACAGGGCTTCGAGGGAGAAGAGGTTTGTCTTCCACTTTCTCTGACTATGGGATTTGGATGTCACCATAATATCCGTCCTTCGTGCTAAAGTTAAAACAGGAGCGCCTTAAAGACGCTCACGGGGTACAGGCTATATTGCGCCTGTATTCCACAGATCATCCATCTCTGAATCAATAATACACTGAGCACCCATCTCACGAAGGGTGTCAATGATTGTTGAAACAGCTGAAAGATGTTCCGGTGCAACTTCAAGTTGCACACGGATCAGGGAAAAATGTTGATTCCCATCTGCGTCCTCGTATGGTACGACATACTGTGCCGTACTTGACTGTTTTGACCATAACCCAGTCGAAGCATTGTACTGGGCTGCACGTGACTTGATGATGACCTCTTCACGGGTCGTCAGATCAGTGTCCGCGGCATTGCCAAAGGCTCTGCCGTTTGTGACGGTTTTGCCAACCGGATTAAACACCATGTTTGATCCGCCGGCGGTGGATGTAGTTCCACCTTCCAACAAGGTTAGTTGGTCCATGAGTTACCTCATTTTCTTTGGCTAAGGATGC